GTAATACCACACCGCCGCGCTGATAGCCCCGCATTCCCGGGTGCCCGGCGCCGCCGTAATGCGCACCGCGGCCTCCTTTTGCACCATCACCGTCAGCGAGCGAATGGGCAGTGGCCCCTCCAGCAGCCGCATGATGATGGGCGAGGTGATATAGTAGGGCAGGTTGGCGCACACCACCACCGGCATCCCGGCAAAGTGCTCCGCAATGAGCGCCGGCAGGTCCAGCACCATCGCATCCCCCTGCACTATGGTCACATTCTTAAATTCCGCCAGCGTCTCCGCCAGGATGGGCGGCAGCCGGTCATCCAGCTCGATCGCCACCACCTTTTCCGCCCGGCGGCACAGCTCCGCCGTCAGCACGCCAAAGCCCGGTCCGATCTCCAGCACCCCCACACCGGGGGCGGCGCCGCCCAGTTCCGCCATTTTGGGGCATACGCCGGGGTTGATGATAAAATTCTGCCCCAGCGCGCGGGAAAAGGAAAACCCATGGCGCTGCAGCAGCTCCTTGATGACAGCGGGATCGGTAAGTGTGGGCATGGCGGCCTCCTTGCGGGGTGATTTTTCGCTTTTCAGTATATCGTTTTTGGGGAAAAAATGCAACACCGCGCCCCCGATTTGTAAAGGCCGCTATACGGAAAGTATTTCACACTTTCCACCGGGTTTTCCACATTTGCGGGGTGGAAAAGCCCAAATTTGTGTCAAAATTGTGACGATCAAGGGCTTTTGGAGAAAATATCCCACTAAATGGGTGTGGAAAATCGTGCCTCCGGCAGGCAAGGCCCTAAAACACCTCGTAATGATTCCAAAATGTCAACCCCCTTTGTCCCCTAAATTTTATCCTTATTTTTGATGGAGTTTGACGAGAAACCGTCTTGACAACAGGGAATAAGATGGTATAATAATAAAGCGCTATGCGGAAGTGCTGGAATCGGCAGACAGGCACGTTTGAGGTGCGTGTGTCCATGACGTGTGGGTTCAAGTCCCATCTTCCGCACCAACGAGAAAGCCAGTAACCATGCGGGTTACTGGCTTTTTTCTTTTGCAAAAAAACTCACAAAATAACTCACTTTTTTCCCTGCTGGCCAAGAATTGATGTAAACACGCCATCAAGTGCGCTGGTTATTTGCCGATCCATCCCGGACACAGCGTGGCCGTAAACCCCGAATGTGTCCATACTCTTTGAGTGACCGACCAATTGCTTTACCCACCCCTCGGGTAGGGACTGGGCAAGGGAAACGAAAGTATGGCGCAGCTCGTATGGTGTCGTTTTCGGAATTCCGTTTGCATTGCAATATCTTTGGAAAAACTTTCGATAGGTTTCCGTTGTCGGCATTTGGAACAGATACAGGCCGTTTGACTTGGATGCTTGATCTTTTACAATCGCTTCTGCGATTTCGCCCAAATAAACGCTGCGTATCGCATTTTCATTTTTTCCTGTAGTGATTTCATTATCCTCGTTTATCGACCGCCTTACCTCCAATCTGCCCTGTTTTAAATCGTTCCGCATGATGCCACGCAATTCCCCCGGCCGCAGTCCGGTCAAAACCTCAAGGCGATAAGCATTTATATATGGATCTTTTACCAATTTACCCTTGTAGATCGTCGTATCAACGGAGAAAAGTGTTACAATGTCCTCCGGCTGCAAAATGTTGCGAACGCCAACGGGGGCTCCCTTTGGAATTGTTATGTCTTCTGGGACAAAGCCGGTTACTTTCATTTTCCGCAGATATTTGCAGAAAGAAACCATGTCGGCACGGATGCTTTGAAGATACTTTTTCGACAATTTCCCGTTATTGTATGCATAGTCGATAACTTTTTGCAAAATCCCATCGCAAAGTGCATCTGCCTTTAGGTGTCCTATCCTTGGGTCAACCCATGTTTTCCAGCGGCTTTCCTGCGGTCGCCAATTCGATTGCGAAGTCCGAATTTTAAGCTGCTCCATATAGCTTTCGTGCAGCTCCGATAGGTGCAGCTTCGTCCCGCAGATGCCTGATGCCAACCAATCATCTGCTTTTCGGTTCGCTTCCCTCTGCCCTTCCCTTCCCGGTCTGCTGCTTGTAAATGTTTTTCTTACGCCATCTTTCTGGACGGCGATCTGCCAACGGTTCTGCTTCTCAAGCCACTTTGCCGTATTTGTCCTTTCTTTCATTTTTCCCCTCCTGATAGACAACCGCCCTCGTTGCCGGGGGCGGTATTTATTAACCAATTATATCTATGTTGCCGATCTGGAGCTTTGCGCACTCCCCGTCTCTGTATATAGCAACGACATTATTTCTCGTGGAAACTCCCAAACCGTTTTGAGCATCAACATACGTCTCAACTTTCACGGCATTTCCTGTACGGATAAAGAACCATCCTTCGAGTGGTGTTAATCCACTGCCGGGGAATTTCGCGGTATCCGGGCTGGTGAGGGCAGCAAGGACAATATCCTCTACCTTGCTTTGATAATCCACCATATCCTCAACGGAAAGCAGCTTGTCATAAAACTTGCTTTTTACCTCTCCGTCCTTATAAAAAACATAGTCTCCACAATACGCCTTTTTTACCTCACCGTTTTCTATGTCAAAATTCACATAGTAATAGCTATCCTCAACGATAGTCTTTACACCGTCCACTGTTTTGACGCTTGTTGATATAAGGCCTATTTGTTGCGCTACCTCTTTTATTTTTTCGTCTGTTACATCTTTTCCGCACGAAGCAAGCGCAATCAAAATTGCTACCGCCAACAAACAAGAAAATATCTTTTTCATGACCTCTCTCCTCCAGTACTGATTATTGTACACTTTACGGTGTACGATTATATTTGGAAAGAACATCTGTTCTTAGCCCCGAATTAAACCGTAGTTAAGGTTATTTGCATCGATTAGGACGAGGTATAAAATCATCATCGCCAGCAGGGCAAAAATAACTGCGAAAAGCGTTTTGGAGAGCCTCCGGCGCTGGCGCACCTGCTCTTTCAGCATCTCGATCATTTCTTCGCTGTTCTGGCTGTCTGTTTTGTTATAGACTTCCTTCACGAAATGCTTGTCGAGAGATATGTGCAGCGCTTGGCAGACGGAAGCAACGAGAAAAAGGCTTGGATTTTTTGTCGGCTCCGAAAGCAACCGGGAGATCGTCCTCTCAACTGTCCCGGCATTGTCGGCCAAATCCTTGCGTGTCATTCCCTGCTCCTGCCGTTTTGTGGCTACCTCCAATAAAAAGTTTTCCCAATTCCTTTCTTCGTCTGAATTCACAAACTCATCTCCTGTTTTTTGTTACCGGGCACTTTTGTCAGGAAAACATGACAAATTTGACGCCAAAACCGCAACATTTGTCAGTACATATTGGCAATGCAATTTGTTACAATTGAATTGTACCAAATACCTACTGAATTTGGAAGGATTTTTATTCGACAATAATTGACAAAAGAGGAGGAACACCAATGGATTGGAACACGGCGTTAGAGCAGCTTATTTTACAAATGACACCTGAACAGTGCGAAAGAGCTATTTCTCTAATAGCAGCGAAATGGCCTTATATACTTTCTCGGCTTCCTCCGGAGAAAGAGTCCGGGAAAGCTCCATAAGTTTTCTGTTCGCAGGATGCAGCTCACCTTCTGTGGGCTGTTTTTCTATTTCATTGTCCATCAGCCAATCTATAGAAACATTAAAATAGTTTGCTACCTTTTTCGCCTGTGCCGGGTTTGGATAAGTCCCTCGTTTTTTCCATGCGGTTGGTGTACCCATACCAAGGCCGATCTCTGCTGCCGCCTTTGTTGGGGAAATTCCGTTCCTTTTGCACAATTCACAATACTTGTCATAAAACACAAATAATACACTCCTTTTTGTGCATTACAACAAAAATTCAAATTTGTGAATTCTAATGCTTGCATAATTCAATAATTTGAATTATACTAGGAATAGAAACTCACAAAGGTGAATTTCGTTTTTGCCTGTGGTGGACTTGTTCTGCAAATTCATTCTACCATAAAGGCAAAAAAACTTCAAAATTTTAAACAGAAAGGAGGAAATTTTGGATGCCTGCACAATGGACAGGTGAGCTGGTTGGTAAAATGCACAATAACAGAGTGTCGTCACAAGAACTTGCAGCAAAAATCGGATGCTCCACAAAGTGGTTGAGCATGGTCCTTAATGGGCACTGTAGCCCAAAGGGAGCCGAGCAGAAGTTTAACGCTGCACTGGACGAGCTTATCAAGGAAAAGGAGGTAGGGAATGAATAAGTGGACAAAGTGGGAAATCGCATACTGCGTAATCCTGCTTATATGCACTGCAATAAATGTCGTTATTTGCGTTACCCGCTAACGGCATCGAAGATTGTTACGATTGCTGCCGCTGCGGATATGACGGCGAAAACAACCTTGAAGAACGCCTTCCACCACCAAGCACGGTATTCTCTTAACGATTGTTCCCCTGCATCGGTCAAATGAACCTTAACGCGACCGCTGCCGCCCCACCAGTACTGGCCGGGCTTTAGTACGGGGTAGAACAACCCGGAAGCCGCAATCTTTGCAAACTTTTCTTCCGATATTGTAATGGTGCTGCGATAGCGCAGCTTTCGGAGAGCGCGTTTTTCAGCTTTGGTCAACATCAAATCACCTCAACCATAGTTTACCACATGAAGGGAGGGATAGCAATGTCAAGGAAAGTTGATACCTACCGCAGGCTGCGAGCGCTGATGCTGGAACTTGGCCACGACCAGACAAGCCTTGGAAAGCGCACCGGTATGAGCCGCCAGCAGATCAGCGACAGAATGATTTGCAAGACCCCGTGGACATTGGAGGAAGTCTATAAGGTCTGCGATGCATTATTTATTCCAATAAAAGATGTCAAGAAGTTTTTCCCGCCAAACGGGGTGGAAAAGAAGGAGGAACAACATGGAAGCAACAACCAACACCTTTATCCGGTGGTATGACGCAGATGTAATCAGACCGGCGAGGGATGGGGATTACCTATGCTGCTACAAAGAGTCCGGTGCTATCAAGGAACTTTGCTACTGCGCAGAGATCGGCCTGTTTAATGCGCGTGTAGGCAGCGAAGATACCGCCATCAAAGTCCAGTGGTGGGCATTCCTGCCGGAGTTGCCCCAAAAGGAGGTACAGGAAGATGAGTAAAAAGGAATGGATACAGGAAGCCTTGGCCGTAGTCCTCGGTATGGGAACCATCTTCGTGGCAGCGGCTATCCTGCTGCTGGTGAGGTAAGGCTATGGAGCAGAACGAGAGGATAGCAGTTATCCGGGAGAAGTTCCCCGGTTACACTAAGCCGCTGGACAGTATGTGCAAACGGCCGGAGTATTATGGCATCCGGCGTACTGCCGAAGCGGAAGCGCTGATAGCGGACAAGCCCCGCAGGAAGCGGGAAGCCAACTACAAGCTGTCTGTGCGCATTCCTTTGGGCTATGTGGATATGGCGGAGTTCCGGCAACAGCTTATCGAAATGGGCTACTGCAACTTCACAGCATGGGTGCTCCGCTGCGTCCGCCGCCAGCAGGAGGAGTACAAAAAAAGAAAGGCCCCCGCCAAAGACGGGGGCCAATCCACCACCACAAATATACAGGATTAAGGGAGGAATGTCAAGTGATCGTCTACAAAGGGACGGATAAAGATATGAAATGCCGGGGATTCCAATTTGAGCTTGGCAAGGAATACGAAGAAGCGGAAGCTAAGCTCTGCAACAAAGGCTTCCACGGCTGCGAGTACCCGCTGGATGTGTTCGCGCATTACGCCCCTGCTGATAGCCGGTTTTTTGTGGCTGACCTGGACGGCGTGACGGACGAAATGGAAAGCGACGAAACCAAGCGGGTTGGGACGAAAATCAAGCTCCGGGCGGAAATCGGCATTCCCGGGCTCGTAAAGGCTGCTGTGGAGTACATAAAGGAAAAAGCCGAGAGCGCTGCTACCAACACCGGCTACCAGAGCGCTGCTACCAACACCGGCTACCAGAGCGCTGCTACCAACACCGGCTACCGGAGCGCTGCTACCAACACCGGCTACCGGAGCGCTGCTACCAATACCGGCGACCAGAGCGCTGCTACCAATACCGGCGACCAGAGCGCTGCTACCAACACCGGCTACCGGAGCGCTGCTACCAACACCGGCAACCGGAGCGCTGCTACCAACACCGGCAACCGGAGCGCTGCTACCAACACCGGCTACCGGAGCGCTGCTACCGTAGAGGGCAAAGAGTCTGTCGCCATCGTGACCGGTCGAGACAGCAAGGCGTCTGGCGCACTTGGCTGCTGGCTTGTCCTCACCGAAAGGGACGCCTGGAATGGTGAAACCTATCCCATTAAAGAGGTACGCGCGGTAAAGGTAGACGGCGAGACCATAAAGCCCGGCGTGTTCTACAAGCTGAAAAACGGGGAGGTCGTGGAAGCATGAACCCTTTGGACGACTATGACACTGATGATCTGATTATAGGCACCTGTGCTGCCTGCGGCGACCCCATCTATGAGGACGAGGACTATTACCAAATAGTGTATGAAAAAGTCCATGTGGATTGCATCGACAAGTGGGCGGAGCAGTACAGAGTAAGGAGTATATAAATGGAACAGAACTACTTTAGAGAGCTGAACAGCATTGACTGTTCTGACAAGACCGAGAAGAAGAACGGTCTTACATACCTTTCCTGGGCGTGGGCCTGGGGAGAAATCAAGAAGCTGCACCCGGATGCCACCTATACCATCTACGAGGACGCTAACGGCCTGTTCTACCACACCGATGGTAAGACCTGCTGGGTAAAGACCGGCGTAACCGTAAACGGCATCGAGCACATTGAGTATCTGCCGGTCATGGATAACCGCAACCGCTCTATCCCGGCCAGCGATGTTACCTCGTTCGATGCCAATAAGGCCATTCAGCGTTCCCTTACCAAAGCCTGTGCCCGTCATGGCCTTGGCCTGTATATCTACGCTGGCGAGGACTTGCCGGAGGGAGCCGAAAAACCCCAGGAGCCTGTTGAGTTCTGCACTGACTGCGGACAGCAGATCGTCGGTATCAACAAGCGCAACGGGGAGTACTGGCCGGTAAGCGAGATCGCCGCCTACAGCGTCCAGCGGTTCGGCCGCAAGCTGTGCCCCAGCTGCCAGAAGATAGCCTTTGCCGCCGAGAAGGAGGCTGAGAAGAATGAAAACAAGGCTCCGGTTTGATAGCGCCGACTGGACAAGAGACCGCAACGGCTACGGCATCACACTTTACACCAAAGATGCCGCAGCCGCCCAGGGTTTCTTGGATAGCATGAAACCCGGCAAGATGTACGCCGCCGAGCTAAAGGAGCACCACGAACGCCGGAGCCTTTCGGCCAATTCGTACCTATGGGCACTTCTTGATGATTTGGCCTTTACCCTCTCCACCCAGGCGGCCCCGCTGACCAAGGAGGAACTGTACCGGAAGTACATCAAGGAGGTGGGTATCTGGAAAGATGTGCACAACATCGAACCAGAGGCCGCCAAAACCGTCCGGACAGCCTGGGAAATGCTTGGCACCGGTTGGGTTACGGAGCAGGTGGATTACGAGCCGGACGGGGACCATTTGGTGATTCGGTTGTACTACGGCAGCAGCACTTACAACACAAAGCAGATGTCCCGCCTGCTGGATGCGGTCATTGCAGACTGCAAAGAGCAAGGGATAGATGTTGCTACTCCGGCCGAACTGGCCCTGCTAAAGGAGGAATGGGGCAAATGACAAACGAATGGGGCGCACCCCTTGACAGTAACGGCTACGCTCCCAGCGTAGTGCAGGCCGATACCTCCCGGTGCTTTATGTGCCAGCGCAGCGGCGTAAAGCTCGACCGGCACGAAATCTTTGGCAACGCCCTGCGGGCCAAAAGCAAGCGCATGGGCCTGTGGGTGGCACTGTGCCACGAGCCTTGCCACCTGACCCATGCCCACGGCAATGCCCAGGTAATGGACTGGCTGCACCGGGTAGGCGAGCAAGCCTGCATTGATACTTACGATATGGACATCCCTGCATTCCGGGGAGAGTTCTACACCAACTATTTGGAGGAGACAGAAGATGCTGAATAAAGCAATCCTTAACGGGCGGCTGACAAAAGCCACCGAGCTGAAACAGACCAACAGCGGTAAGAGCGTTTGCAGCTTTACCATCGCCGTAGACCGCAACCGCGACCGGGAAAAGACCGATTTTATCAATATAGTTTTCTGGGGTAAGACCGCCGAATTTATCAACCAGTGGTTTGGCAAGGGCGATCTTATCACCATCGTAGGCCGCATCGAAGTCCGCAACTACGAGGATAAGAACGGAAACAAGCGCACCGCCACAGAGGTTATCGCAGAGGAAGCTCTTTTCGGTGGCAGCAAATCTACCGGCAAGGCAGAGGAAAAGCCCGCAGAGAGCGAGCAGGGCGGATTTGAAGAAGTCGAGGGCGACCCTAACGACCTCCCATTCTGACGGGAGGTGAGGAGGAATGCCGAATAGATTGATAAAGGATAGCTTCCGCACAAGCGACAAGATAGCATCCTTAACGGATTTCGAGTTTCGGCTTTGGGTAAGTCTTATTGTTTCGGTAGACGATGCAGGACGAGGAGATGCCCGACCTGCAATCATCAAAGGCAACGCATTCCCGCTTCGGGAACGGGTTACTGCAAAAGATATCAACGATGCGCTCCACGGTTTGGCGGCCAAAGGCTGCGTTTCCCTCTACGAGGTGGACGGGAAGCCCTACTTTTGGTTCCCGACTTGGGCCGAACATCAAAGGATACGAGAATGCAAACCAAAATATCCCGACCCGCCTAAAAACAGCGGCTTTACACCGTCTGCGGAAATCTGCGGCGAGTTGCCGCAAGTTGCTGCGGATTGCGGCGAGCTGCGGCCTGAATCCAATCCGAATCCGAATACTAATCCGAATCCGAATACAAGTACCCCCCATGCCCCCCAAGGGGGCCGGTTTGCCGAATTTTGGGCGCAATATCCCAAGAAAGTCGGGAAAGGAGCAGCAGAGAAAGCGTTTGAGCGAATTAGGCCGGACAAGCAGACCTTTGACCGCATGATGGATGCCATCTCTGCACAGAAGCGAAGCCGCCAATGGACGGAGAACAACGGCCAGTACATCCCAAACCCTGCGACATGGCTGAACCAGCGCAGGTGGGAGGACGAGCTTCCGCAGGGGGATACCGACAATGTGTTCCTGCAGATGTTGAGGGAGGAGGGAGAGCATGACCAGGGCTGAAACACTTGCCGTCATGTCGATCTTGAAGGCCGCATACCCAGGTTATTACCGGGATATGAAACGGCAGGATGCGGAAGCGGTGGTAAACCTGTGGGCGGAGATGCTGGCTGACTACCCGGCCGACCTGGTTGCCGCTGCGGTTAAGTCCCACATTGCCAGCGACCGAAAGGGATTTCCCCCGCACATCGGGGCTATCATAGCCGCTATTGGTGAGATCAGCAGACCGGCGGAACTCTCCGAGGGGGAAGCATGGGCGCTGATTGCAAAGGCCCTGCGGAACAGCGGCTACAACAGCGAGAAAGAGTTTGCAGCCCTGCCGGAGAACCTACAGCGGTTGGTAGGACACCCATCCCAGCTGCGGGAATGGGCCAGCATGGACACCGGGACAGTGCAGAGCGTGGTGCAGTCCAACTTTATGCGCAGCTACCGAGCAAGGCAGGAGAGCGAGCGCAAAATGCAAGCCCTGCCTGCGGATATCCGGGCGAAGCTGGCCGGTATGGCAGAGGTAAAGCAGCTGCCCAGCTATGACCTGGCGCTGGCGGAGCGGATGATGGAGGAGAATGCATGAGTGACAAGGTTGATATTGCCGTAAGGCGATTACAGGAAGCGGCAGAAATGTCGCAGATGTTATACGAAAAACCGCTTGTTATTACATACAGCGGAGGGAAGGATAGCGACACGGTGTTGAAGTTGGCGCAGATTGCGAAAATCCCATTTGAGGTGCTCCACAGTCACACGACAGCAGACGCCCCTGAAACTGTTTACCATGTCCGCAACAAATTTCGGGAGTTGGAACTCGCAGGCATCAAATGCGACATTGACTACCATGTGCAACCTGATGGGAAAAGGGTTACCATGTGGAACCTTATCCCCCGTAAGTTGATGCCACCAACCAGATTGATGCGCTACTGCTGTTCGGTGCTGAAAGAGGGTGGTGGAAGAGACCGCTTTATCGTTACTGGAGTAAGGTGGGATGAAAGTAACGCAAGAAAAAAGAACCGTGGGATATTGGAGGTCATAGCAAGCAAACGGGAAAATAAGATTGTTTTGTCAAATGACAATGATGAGGATCGTAGGGTGTTTGAAAGCTGCCAGATGAAAGGCAAGCGGGTGGTAAATCCCATCATCGACTGGACAACCGAAGATGTTCTTGATTTCTGCAAAGCGGAAAAGGTGAATCTTTGCCCGCTTTATGGGGAGGGTTGGCATAGAGTCGGATGTGTTGGGTGTCCTATGGCCGGGAAGAAAAGGTACATGGAGTTTGCGAGATACCCAACCTACAAAAAAGCCTACATAGCAGCATTCGATAGAATGATCGAGGAACGGAAGCGGCGGGGCATGGTGAAATGCTTTACCAGAATGGGCGATACAGGCGTTGATGTTTTCCACTGGTGGATGGAGGACGGCATACTTCCAGGGCAAACCGTCCTGCCGGGATTTGAGGAGGACGCATGAAAATCACCATCCCGGAAATCCCCCCGTCGCTGAATAAGTACGCCGGGCGGGCGAACGCCTGGGACTACCGAGCGGAAAAGCAGCGCTGGCTGCAGCTGTTTGTTGCATACTGCCCCAAGTGCAAACCAATGGGCAAGGCGGTAGTGACCATCACCTACTACTTTCCAACCAGGCACCGGCATGACCCGGACAACTACAACGGCAAGATGCTGATGGACGGTCTGGTACACCGGGGAGTAATCGCCGATGATAGCTTTGACCATGTAGAGCTGCGGCTGCGTGGGGCATATGACCCCAAAAACCCAAGGACAGAAATTGACATAGAGGAGGTACCATGATGGGACAGAAGGATGTAGAGCGGGAGAAGCCGCTTTTTGAGGGACAAAGCGCAGAGGAATTTATCAAGCGCTGGAACGCTATCACCAAAGCCATAAAAATGCGCGCAGAGATGGCCGAGCAGGAAAAGGTGGTGAGTTATGATGTCATACGATAAAGCGTCTCCTAACGCCAAAATCGGCTGTTCTAATTCAACCGGCCCTGTAAGAGATGCGGAGGGCCGATAGGCAGCATCAACACCCGGCAGTTGTATTGCAAGGAGTGCCAAAAGGCCATGGACAGCATCCGGGCCCGCAAAAGCAGTATGAAAAAAGCCGAGCCGAAGAAATGCGAATACTGCGGGAAGGACTATTTCGGCCAGCCGGGACAAAAGTACTGCTCCAAGCAATGCTACAAGGATGCAGCGGCATCCGGTAAGTATAAGCGACCAAAGAATTGGATAAAGCGTCGGGATGGGAAAATCGACATCGAGATAAGGGTTTGCGGCAAAACAACAGAGCGACGGGAGAGCGTGGATTACTTCGAAGCCAGGGAGATTTGGCACGATGGCTGGATAGGCCGGGGCTACGCAGCGCTGATAACGGTAGATGGCCACAGGCTGGAGACCCTGCCGCAAATAAAGACATTCTTCGGATTTAGGAGGGATTCGCTATGAGGAACTGGACGGCATCGGCAGTTGCGATAATCTTAGCTGCTTTCTGCATAATGGTGCTATCGGCTATTTCGGCCGAAAGGCGGAACCATGTGGATGAAGTGGCCCAGGCGGAGATCACCGCAGAGGAACAGGAACGCCGGGAGCAGGCAGCCTATTACAAGGGTTGGCAGGACTGCAAGCAATATTATCTTGAGAATTTTGGAGGGTGAGCCAATGACGGTAAAGGACTACTACGAAGTAATCCGGGACATAGACCGGCTGGCTGCGTTGGTTGACGCAGAGGGTGCAGTCACCATAGACCATGACGATGCGGAGCAGATATGGGCGCTGCTGCTGGACTACAAGGATTTGCTGATGGCTAAGGAGGTAGAATGATGGACTGCTTTAATTATCGCTGTCCATTCCGTCAGAATACAACCAGCAACTGTAACCGTTGTGAGTGCTTGGCGTGTCAGAACAGGTGCAAAGGGCCCGTTACATATACTGCAAGCAATCATACGCTGACCGCAGACGAAATTGCAAAGATTACCAATAATCCCGATTATGGCATTGGGACTGGGTGTTAGGAGGTAGAGCAATGAAAGGAATTGTAATCACAACAAAGGATGAGATGCGGGTGCAGGAATTTTCCGAGCCTGCACACAAGAGCATCGGCGAGGCCGTGGGAGGGTGGATTGAGATTGTCCGCCCCGTGCGCCTGAAGAGCCCGTACTGCATGATAGTCAACGAAGAAGGGGTGCTTCTTAACCTCCCGATAAACTCCTTCGGCAGTTTCCTTTACGGGATGGACTATCATGGGAATCCGATTTTAGGGGATATCGTGTTGTTAAAGGAAGGCATCGACAGCGATGGGGAGTGTGACATATTAGGGCTTAACGGACAGGATATTAAGTACCTGTGCGATATGGTTTCCACCGGAAAGGGCGCCAAAGATGGTATGTGGAAACCGGAGGTAGAGTGATGGAACGACTGACATTTGATGGGAACTTCTGCGACATCGCGCAATGCCGGGAACTGCCGTGCCCGTATAACGGCGCGTGTTCCCAGCGTAAAGTGTGGGAGCGGCTGAAAGCCTACGAGGACACGGGGCTGACGCCGGAGGAAATTAACGATTTGGCGAGTGTGCGGGAAATATCGCCGGAAGCAGAATACGCCATCAACAAGCACGCCGATAATATCATAGAGCGGCTTGACAAGCTGCTCCACCAGACGGACGACGATGCCCGCCTGCGCGATCTGGCCGAGGCCGACAAGGACGGGCGGCTGGTGGTGCTGCCGTGCAAGGTGGGCGAAAAACTATGGGTAATCGGACGAGACAATGTGCCGCGAGAAATGGAGCTTGAACCGCCGGACATCAGAACGGTGTGCACGGACGAGGACAATTTATGTATGTCAACTTGTAATCGTAGGCCTGATGGGTATTGTGCGTACCGTTTGCGTAACGATGGAACAAGCATTGGTAAGACCGTATTCCTGACCCGCGAGGAGGCGGAGAAAGCACTGGAGGCGATGAAATGAGCCGGCTATGGGATTGGTGCGCATTCTGCGGAAAGCGCATCGAAATGGGCGAAAAGTGCTACGGCTTGCCAAACGGAGAGAGCGTATGCACAGATTGCTGTGTTGCAGAAAACGAGGGCGCGGCTGTATCCGACGGGGAGGAAGAACAGGAGGACGACAATGGCTGAATACATTGACAGGGGAACGGCGATTGCCAAGTTGACCGCTTTGGAAGTAACCGAGCCAAACGCCACGATGACAGACGCAAAACGAGTGCTGGCAGATATTCCTGCTGCCGATGTAGCCCCGGTGGTGTATGGGCGGTGGGTAACGCACTATCGAAGCGGAACGCCTGTTGCCGAGGGGTATGTATCAACGTGCTGCGATATGTGGAACAATCGCAAAAGCGATAACTGCCCCTGCTGCGGGGCGAAGATGGACGGAGGTGACAGCGATGAGACTGATTGATGCTGATGAAGCATTGAGACTGTTTGGCGAAGAATATGAGGAAACGAAAGAATTGATACACAACGGTGAAACTCATCTTGATAATCTTGCCGAGGGATTTACAGAAGCAGATCACATAATCAAGTATGTTCTTCCAACCGTTGATGCGGTGCCGGTGGTCAGATGCAGAGACTGCAAGTACAGAGATGGCACACCGGGGCAGCCGAATATACTTTGTGCGCAGATGCACGAGGACGATTTCTGCTCCTACGGCGAAAGAAAGGAGGAGTCACATGATAGACTACAAAAAGACCTGTAAGTGGGAGCTTGGCAGGTATTACGAAAAGCTCATGGCCATCGACAGCCTGCAGGACGAGATCGATATGTTGACGGCCAGAATGGAGGGCATCAGGTCGCCCAAAATGGACGCCACACCTGTACAGGGCGGCAGCTCGACTGCCGAGGAACGCATCATAAACGCCATCTGCAATAGGGACAACCTAACCGTCAATCACGAGCTGGTTAAGTGGCAAGTGCGGCAGATGGATCGTGGCCTGTCTATCCTGACCGACCAGCAGCGCAGGATACTTGAGGTGGCCGTCATGCGGCGTGAGTACAATGCCATCGATAGATTATGTGACGAGCTGCACATCAGCAGGTCGGAGCTGTACCGCAGGATGGACGAGGCACTAAAGAGATACGCTATTTGCCGATACGGTGTGACAGAGCTGTAAAACTTGGGACAAATTCGGGACAAAATAACGCCTAACATAGTGTATACTAATATCGTGGTAAAACACAAAATTCCCTTGACATTCCTCCTGGTGGGGAGCCGGGCCCCTTATCCCGGCAATCTGCTCCCGTAGCTCAATGGTAGAGCGGCTGCCTTGTAAGCAGCGGGTTATAGGTTCAAGCCCTATCGGGTGCTCCACCTTCATGTTTTACCTCCTTTTTACGGGGCCGTCGATGCCCCGTTATCCCATCGGCCGAAGATACATGACCTTCGTAAAAAAGGTGCCGCGCTGGCAGGCCGCAAGTTCGCAATAGTCTGCCTTACCAAAAAGCAGTCAGAGAGTACCGAAAGGCGCTCTCTTTCTTTATGCCATAAAGGAGGAGATACCTATGGATTTAATAGTCCGCAAAATCCCGCAGAACGACACCATCAAGGTATATCCGGTATCTGATGTGCATTTGGGCAGCATCCTACATGATAAAGAGGGCTGGCAAGCATTCTGCCGCCGGGTAGAGCGGGAGGACGCTTATCTCATCCTTGGCGGCGATCTCATCAACAACAATACCCGGAACGCGGTGGGAAGCCCCTTTGAGGATTATATCCGCCCGCGGGAGCAGAAAAAGATGATGGTGGAAATGCTAACGCCCATCAAGGATAAGATACTCTGCGCGGTATCCGGTAACCACGAAGCGAGGACAGCCAAGGACACCGACCAAGACATTATGGGCGATATCATGTGCAAGCTGGACATGGAGGACTACTACGCCGAGGACATAGCATTCCTCAAACTGGAGATTGGGCGCAGGGTAACAAGAGATATCCCTATCACCAGCTATACGATGGCTGTTACCCATGGCTCCGGCGGCGGCATTTACACCGGTGCAACGGTCAACCGCAATGAGCGCTTCGGCTACACCATAGAGGGCATTGACGCTCTGATTGTTGGCCACACCCACAAAGGCACCATCAGTAAGCCCAAAAAGATCGTGGTGGACAGTAACAACAATGTTATCCGTACCAAGCAGCTGGTAGTGGTTAGCTGTACTGCATGGCAGCAGTACGGAGGCTACGCAGCCCGGAAGATGCTGCTGCCCAGCAGCGAGAGCGACCATGAGCAGCCGCAGACGCTCCTGCTGTGCGGGAACAAGACAGGCACTAAGCGGATAACCACGGTTTGGTAACAATAATTGGTAGCCCGGCATAGTAGACACCGGGAGGGATAGGGCGTGTAATGATAAAAGGAGGGCACATGGATTTACAAAAAGCAGATAGCAAAGAGTATTTGGAGTTTATAGATAAGTTTGCTCCAAAAACGACGACTGACGATTGTTTTACGCCTCCGCTTGTATATGATGCAGTAAGAGACTGGGTTTGCAAAGAGTGCGGCGTGGACAAGGATAAGATCGTCCGCCCATTTTATCCGGGAGGAGATTATCAAAGCTTCGATTATTCAAACGGTGCGGTTGTTGTAGATAACCCGCCGTTTTCTATTTTGGCAAAGATATGTATATTTTATCTTGATAAAGGTATTCCGTTCTTCCTTTTCGCGCCAGCTCTCACAAGTTTTTCTTGCAAAAATACCGTGATGCGTATGTGCCATATCGCTTGTGACGTGCAGATTACATATGCAAATGGCGCAGTAGTCAATACTGGATTTGTCACGAACCTTTTCGACGACGACATAATTGCTATGACCGCTCCGGGGCTTGGGATGGCGATACAGAAGGCAAATAATGCGGAACTTGGGCGGAAAAAGAAATTGCGAAAAACGCATACATTGCCTACCCATGTATTGACCGCGGCGCGTCTCGGCAAGTATTCCAAACGAGGGATTACCTTCAAGGTAAGCCGAAGCGAGTGCATACCTATTTCAAAGCTTGATGCTGGGGTTGGCATATTTGGTGGAGGGCTTTTATTATCAAATCGTGCAGCAGAGAGGCTTGCTGCCGCAGAAAGATATTCCTCATTAACGGCTCAAAAGGCAGAAGCTGTTGAACTATCTGAAAGGGAGCTTAATATAGTGCGGGGCATTGATGATGGGGACTTTTTCGTATAACAGCCCACGATGGAAGAGAAAGCGTCTGCAAATATTAAAGCGAGACGGTTATATGTGCCAGCACTGTAAGAGGTATGGCAAAGCAGTACAGGCTACAACGGTACATCATATCAAGCATGCAGACGAATACCCAGAGCTGGCCTATGACGAAAAAAATTTAGTAAGCCTGTGTGAGGGCTGCCACAATAAGCAACACCCGGAAAAAGCTACAGCAGCAAGGGGCCGTTACTGATATCCCCCCCTATCCGTTGCGCCTTCCTTACCCCTTCGGGGACCGGCGGGGGGAACTTTTTCCAACTCTACGGTATATTTTTGAGAAAGGGGAAGCCATGACAAAGGAAAAATGGGTTGAAACTATCGAAAAACAGATGGAAAAACTCGGTACGGCCGACCCATCTTATCAATCTGCGGTAGAAACGCTTGCAGAGATACTGGAACAGCGGGATAAGACCAAGGCCGAGTTCAAAAAGTCCGGCGGTAAGTCCGTCATCGAATATACCAACAAAGGGAACGCCACAAACATGGTAAAAAACCCTCTGTTGATTCTGTGGGACGACCTCAACAAGAGCGCACTGGCATACTGGCGCGAATTGGGGCTTACTCCATCGAGTTTCCGCAAAATGACCGGCGGAGTGAAGGAAAAGGAGGAAAAGGGCGGCCTTGCCGCTGCTCTTGCCAGCCTTGAGACAGATTAAGGGTAAGAACTGGCCCGTAGTCCTTGAGTATGCCGAAAGCATCAGAGACGGGAGAAAGGTAGCTTGCAAGGAATTGCGGCAGGCTGTTGACCGTTTCTTTGCTGACCTCGATAATGACGAGTACGATTTCGCGCCGAAAGGGCCGGAGTTCTGTATTCAAATCATCGAAAAGACCCTCTGCCACCAGCAGGGGGAAAAGCTGGACGGCACACCGCTCCGGGGAAAGCCGTTCCTGCTGGAGCCGTTTCACAAATTCATCATATACAATCTTCTTGGGTTTAAGTTGAAAGGCACCGATGTGGTGCGGTTTCATGAAGCCCTTATTTTTATCCCTCGAAAGAACATCAAAACCAGTTTTGCCGCTTCCCTCGCATGGGCGCTGTCCCTGTGGTACCGGCGCAGCGGTTCCAAAACCTACATATCGGCCGCGGCTCTGATGCAGTCCCTTGAAAGCTTTAATTTTCTGGATTATAACATCCGGCTTATGGGCGAGGACGAGAAGCATGGCGGCGGTGTAAAGATCATTGACAACAACAACGAGCACTCAATGGAGGCAGAGCTTCCAGACGGCTCGTTTTTTATCCGCGCTCTGGCTGCAAACCCAGATGCGCAGGATTCTCTTAACTGCAATATTGCGATCTGCGATGAAATCCACGCTTTTACAAAGCCTAAGCAGTACAACCTTTTTAAGGAAGCCATGAAAGCCTACACCAACAAGCTGCTGATAGGTATTTCCACGGCTGGAGATAACGAACAGGGCTTCCTTGGGCAGCGGCTGCAATACTGCCGAAAGGTGCTGGATGGCACCATCAAGGACGAACAATATTTTATCTTTATGTGCTGCGCCAATCCGGATGAGGAGGGAAATATCGACTATACCAATCCCCTGGTACATGAGATGGCCAATCCGGCCTATGGCGTTTCCATCCGGCCGGAGGAAATTCTAAACGATAGCTTGCAGGCGCAGAATGACCCGCAGCAGCGGAAAGATTTCTTCGCAAAGTCTCTCAATGTCTATACCGGGGCTATCAAGTCCTATTTCAACCTCGACGAATTCCGGCGAAGCGATGAAAAATACAACTGGACGCTGGACGAGCTTTCCAAGCTCCCAATAGACTGGTACGGTGGTGCAGACCTCTCAAAAATGCACGACCTAACGGCGGCTGCGCTTTTTGGAAATTACAAAGGCGTGGATATCATCATCAGTCACGCTTGGTTCCCTGTGGTGCAGGCTCATGTTAAGGCCGACGAGGATGGTATACCGCTTTTCGGCTGGGCCGATGATGGACTTTTGACCATGTGCAACAGTCCAACCGTAAACCACGCCGATGTTGTCAACTGGTTTGTTACAATGCGAAAGCGCGGTTTCCGAATACGACAGGTGGGGCATGACCGTAAATTCTGCCGAGAGTATTTCATTGGCATGAAATCGGCTGGGTTTAACATTATCGACCAACCGCAGTATTTTTACAGGAAATCAGAAGGTTTCCGGCATATCGAGCAGAGCGCCAAAAATGGGACGCTGTACTATATGCATTCCGAAGCATATGAGTATTGTGTTGGGAATGTCTCGGCCGTCGAAAAGACAGACGATATGATCCAGTACGACAAGGTAAGACCGACAAACCGAATTGATGTGTTCGATGCCTCCGTATTCGCCACGGTGCGGTACTTGGAGGCTTTGGATAAATCTAAAGCAGGAAAGAAATGGTGGGGTGATAAATGAGCATAGCAAATTTTTTTGAGCGCTTCCGCTCTCGGGATAAGCCCCAAACGCGGAGCGCTGTATGCCTGTGTGATGGAACCGGCTGGAAAGACCTAACCTGTTCCGGCTATACAGACCTTGCGCACAACCCGGAAATCTGTGCCGCTGTTGATAGGATTGCGTCTTTAATTGGAAGTATGACAATCTATCTGATGCAAAACACCGATAGTGGAGATATCCGGGTTAAAAATGGGCTGTCTCGTGTGGTTGATATCGAGCCGAACAGCTACATGGGTCGGTCAAACTTTATCCAGTGGATCATCAAAACAATGCTGCTGGATGGCCGGGGGAACGCTGTAGTGCTCCCAAAGACCCGGAAGGGGCTGCTCCGGCGGCTTGACCCGATTCCGGCGGCGTTTGTAGCATTTGTGCCGAATGGGGAACGGTATTATAGCATCGAAATATCTGGGAAACCCTATGACCCGAAGGATGTGCTGCATTTTGCCATAAATCCGAGCAATTACTACCCATGGCAAGGCACTGGGTACAGCATTGCGCTGGCTGATGTGGCAAATAACCTCAAGCAAGCGGCGAAAACAGAAAATGGTTTCATGGCCAGTGAATGGAAACCTTCTCTTATCGTGAAGGTGGATTCGCTGACGGACGAGTTTTCTGACCCGGAGGGGCGTGCAAAGCTCCTTGGCGATTTTGTTGCAAGCAATAAAGCCGGGGAACCTTGGCTGATTCCTGCCGCGCAATTCTCGGTGGAACAGGTAAGGCCCCTTACTCTATCTGATCTTGCGCTGGCAGACTTCGTAAAACTGGATAAAACGACGGTGGCAACCATTCTTGGCGTGCCGCCTTTTGTTTTGGGCGTTGGCGAGTTCAAGCGAGACGAATGGAACAACTTTATTTCTTCCCGTATCATGCCGATTGCACAGATTTTGGAGCAGGAGTTTAGCCGAAAGCTGCTCGTATCTCCGGATTACTTTTTCCGCTTCAATGTCCGCTCCCTCTACAACTATTCCTTGGAGGAAACCATCAAAGCTGGCGCGGAAATGGTTGACCGCATGGCAATGACACGGAACGAGTGGCGCAGTTGGGTTGGGCTTACTCCGCACGAGGGAATGGATGAGCTTTTGGCCCTTGAAAACTACATTCCAGCGGACCGCCTTGGCGATCAGAAAAAACTAAACGGAGGAGGTGAGTAAATGGTAGGAGCAAGACAGGCAATCAGCCGCAGTGGCGACTTCAAAACCCGCGCTGCTGATGGAAACCTCTACATTGAGGGCTATTTCGCCACCTTTACCGGCGAATACCGGATGTGGGATAAAGCCATCGAGCGCATTGACCGAGGAGCCTTTGATGGTACCCTCGGTGATGATATTCGGGCGCTGGTTAACCATGATACCACAATCGTGCTTGGCAGAACAACAGCTGGTACACTGACCCTCCGCGTTGACGATTTGGGCCTTTGGGGGTCCATCCTCATTAATCAAGCGGATCAGGATGCCATGAACGCCTATGAGCGCGTAAAGCGTGGGGATGTTTCCCAATGTTCTTTCGGCTTTGACATCCTTGACGAGGAAACCGAAATCCGGCCAGATGGCACAACCGTGTGGACTATTCGCAAAGTCAAACTGTATGAGGTATCGGTCGTTACCTTCCCGGCCTACGAGGACACCATGGTAGAGGCTCGGAAAAAAGACCTTGAAAAGATCAACGAGCGCAAGCTCGACCAATGGAGGGCCGAAGCCCTCAAAAAGCTAAGAAAGGAGTGCTGACATGGCACTGAAATCCATTATGATTGCCAAAAAGCTGGAACTGAAAAGAGTAGCTTTTGAGGCGCTGGTAGCTAAAGACGCAGAATTTGCAACACGCTCCGCTGAAATCGAAAAAGCAATCGGCGAAGCCACCACCGATGAGGAGCAGCAGGCTGTTGAGGACGCCATGAACAAATTTACCGAGGAACAGGATGCCCACAACGCCGAAAAAGAAAAACTGTCCGCAGAAATCAAGGGCCTTGAGGAAGATTTGGAAAATGCCGAAAAGGATCCTCCCAAGGCTGAACCCAAAGCAGAAAAGAAAGACGAAAGGAATGATTTTACCATGAATACCATCAACATTCGCTCCCTCCCCATGAATGTGCGCGCCTTTGACGCTCTTCCCAAAGAGCAGCGTGACGCTATCGTAGCCCAGCCCGATGTGCAGACCTTCTTTGCGGAGCTTCGTAACGCTGCCCGCAGCAAGAGAGATATCACCGGTGGTGAGCTGACCATCCCTGTTGTATTCCTCGACCTCATTGCCGAGAATATGTATCGCTACTCCAAACTGATGCGTCGGGTCCGCATCCGCAATGTCAATGGCGAAGCCCGTCAGACCATTGCCGGTACTGTCCCCGAGGCCGTTTGGACTGAAATGTGCGGTGCCATCAATGAGCTGACCTTCAGCTTTAACCAGATCACTCTTGACGGCTTCAAGGTTGCCGGTTATGTTCCTGTTTGTAATTCCCTGCTGGAGGATAACGATGTAAACCTCGCCTCCTGGATCGTCGAGATGCTGTCCGAGGCTATCGGCCTTGCCAAGGATAAGGCCATCCTGTACGGCAAGGGCGCTGGTCAGAAGATGCCTCTTGGTATTGTGACGCGTCTGGCGCAGGAGAGCAAACCCAGCGATTACCCGGCCAATGCTCCTGCTTGGGTTGACCTGCACACCTCCAACATCATCACCATTCCCACCGCTTCTACCGGCGAGGCTTTCTGGGCTGCGCTGGCTGTTGCTGCTGGTAACACCTTCACCCGCTATTCCCGCGGCGAGCGCTTCTGGGCTATGAATAGCAAGACCCTGGCTACTCTGCAGTCCAAGGCAATCCTTGCTACCGCTTTGGGCCGGTATGTCACCTTTGACGGTATGACCATGCCCATCATCGGCGGTGATGTGGAAATCCTCGAATTTATCCCCGATGGCGACATCGTTGGCGGCTATGGCGACCTGTACCTGTGGGCGCAGCGCTCCGGCATGACCATCGAAGCATCCCGCGAGGTTCAGTTCATTCAGGACAACACCGTATTCCGCGGCAAAGAGCGTGCTGACGGTATGCCCGTTATCCCCGGCGCTTTTGTGGCGATCAACATTAACGGCGCTTCCGTAACCACCTCCATGACCTTTGCGGCTGATACCGCCAACAACGCCAAGCTGTCCGCTCTGACCGTTGGAAACCTGTCCCTCAGCCCTGCTTTTGATGGCGATGTGCTGAGCTACACCGCTACCGCTTCCGCTGCGACTGCTGCAGTAAACGCCACTACCGAGGTTGCCGGTGCGCAGGTCGCTATTGCCTACAACAACGCCAATGTGAAGAACGGCGGCTCTGTTACCTGGCTGGCTGATGGCGCTGCCCATCCTCTGACCGTTACTGTCAAGAATGGAAACGAGACCGTTGTTTACACAGTCAATGTAACCAAGGCTTCCTAAAAGGGGGTTAAAGCATGACAGACGCTGATATCCTCGTGATCTTGAAGGTTGATTTGCAACTTTCCACAACAGCGCTTGACGATTACCTGTCGGCGTTGATCGCGTCTGCCAAGGAGTATATCGCTACCGAGGGAATCGTACTTTCCACCAGCACCGGTGATGCTATGCTGGTGGAGATGTACGCCGCCTACCTTTACCGGCAACGCCGGGAAAAGGTCGTAGCAATGCCCAGGATGCTCCGGTGGGCACTCAACAACCGGCTGTTTGAGCAAAAGGTGGGTGGTTGATTTGGATGATCTCATTACATTAATCTCCCAAACCTTTGAGCAGAACGATATCGGGGTACAGATTGCCACAGAAACCACAACACAGGTCTGGGCGCGGCTGCAGTCCGCTACACGGGCGGAGTTCTATTCCGCCGGTCAAAACGGCTTGCAGCCGTCCCTTGTGGCGGTTACTCCTATCGCCAACTATGCTGGGCAGAAATTAGCCGAGTGGCGCGGCACACGATATTCTATTTATCGCACCTATTTTGCAACAGGCAGCGATGAAATAGAGCTGTACCTAGAGGAAAAGGTGGGCAACGATGTCGAAAACGGTTAGACCGGATGAGTTGGCAACGGCAATCCTGTCCGAACTGAAAAACTATGACCAGGCTGTTACGGATGGCGTAAAAAAAGAGGTTCGGCAGGTGGCAAAGGAATGCCGCCAAGACATTGTGACCGGCAGCCCGGTACAGACCGGCGATTATAAGGCAGGTTGGCGTGACAAGGTCGCATATGAGAGCTACAGCGATATCCGTATGCGAATTTTCAACAAAACGGATTACCAGCTCACGCACTTGCTGGAACATGGTCACGCAGGCCCAGGCGGAACCGCAAAAGGCTCTGCCCGCCCATTCCCCCACATCGGCCCAGCGGAGCAAAAGGCAGAGCAGAAACTATTAACCCGTGTAAAGGTGGTGATTAAGAAAGGATGACACTGCAAGAGGTCAATTCCCTGTTAAAACAGACGAGGATGCCCGTAGCTTACGGTTACTTCAATAAGCCGCAAAAGTTACCGTATATCCTCTATCGCGTCTCCTACTCCAATAATTTTGGCGCTGACAATGTGGTGTATCACCCCATCAACCATATACAGGTTGAGCTTTACACAAAAGATAAAGACCTAACAGCAGAGGGCAAAGTCGAACAGGCTTTGTCCTCTCTGTTTTGGCAAAAGTCCGAAAGTTACATTGAGGATCAACAATGTAACCAAGTAGTTTATGAAATCGAGGTGTAAAAATGGCTGATAAAGTTAAATTCGGTATCTCGAATGTCCATTACGCTATCCTCGACGGGGAAAATAACACCTATGGCACTCCCGTAGCCATCCCCGGCGCAGTTAGCCTGTCTTTGGAGCCTTCCGGCGATACCACACCGTTTTATGCGGACAACATTCAGTATTTCGTAGCCGTGGCGAACAGCGGCTACACCGGCGATCTCGAGGTCGCCGTTTTCCCAGAGGCATTCCTCAAGGATGTTTTCGGGTATACTCTTGACACCACCAGCAAGGTGATGATCGAGAATGCAAACATTCAGCCCAAGTCTTTCGCACTGCTGTTCCAAGAGGAGGGCGATGTGAACGGGACGAAGTTTGTTCTTTACAACTGCACCTGCACTCGGCCTACCCGTGAGCTGAACACCACGACCGAGAGCGTAGAGCCGCAGACGCAGACCGTCAGCATCACCGCTTCCCCGCTGGCAAACGGCAACTCCCTTGCCTACACTACGGCGGAGACCCCAGAGGCGACCGTGAACGGCTGGTACACCGCCGTATTCACTCCGACGACTGGAGGATGAAATGAACAAAGTAATCGAGATCGACGGAAAAAGCGTAGGGTTGTGCGCTAATGCGCTGACCCCACGCATCTACCGCCATAAAGTGGGTCGGGATATTGTCCGTGACCTGCAAAAGCTACAAACGGCAGCGACATCCGAGGACGGATCTTTTTCCGTAAGCGATCTTGAAATATTTGAGGATGTCGCTTTTATCATGGCTCGGCAATATGACGGGTCCATCCCGGACAATGTTGACGAGTGGCTGGAGCAGTTTGAGATGTTTTCCATCTATAAAGTGCTCCCTGCCATTTTGGAGCTTTGGAGCCTGAACAACAAGACTACCGCTGTTCCAAAAAAAAAATAAAACAAACCGTGCGTGAGCCCACCGGGTCAACCTTTATGCTCCGCTGCGCTGAACTCGGTTTATCCGACGAAGCGCTGGAGGACATGACCTGCGGAATGGTCTATGATTTGATGATCGAAAAGGCCAACGACGCAGAACAGTATGCCATAAAGGGCAGACCCGGCGGCTTGCGTGATTTCTTCGCAGGAGGTGGTAAGATTGGCTGAAAATGTTAAAGGCATCGTTGTTGAAATCGGCGGCGATACAAAGGGATTGTCGAAAGCGATCAGCTCGCTGAACAGCGAAATCCGTGGGACACAATCGGAGCTTAATAAAGTCAATCGCCTGCTGAAACTCGACCCGACTAATATTGACCTGCTCAAACAAAAGGAGCAATTGCTCGGGGAACAAATCAAAAATACAGAAAACAAGGTTGAAAGCCTCCGAAACGCCAAAAAGAAAGCCGATCAGGAAATGGCGAACGGCACGGAGATCAACCAAAAACAATACCGTGAGTTAGTCCGGGAACTGACCAGCGCCGAACTAAAGCTGAAAGACCTACAGGCCGAAGCGTCCAAGAGCCGTGCGGCACTTGCACAGGTTTCAGCGGTTACCGGCGAAATAGCAGAAAAGTCCGGGAACATTGCAAAGAAGTTTGCACCGGCATCTTTGGCCTTTGCAGGAGCAGGAGTGGCAGCCACAAAAGCTGCTGTAGAATTTGAAAGCGCCTTTGCTGGCGTTGAAAAAACAGTAGACGGCACTACAGAGCAGCTTGCGGCACTCCGGCAGGGCATATTGGACATGGCAGAAGAAATTCCTGCGTCCACTACGGAGATTGCGGCGGTTGCGGAAGCTGCTGGACAGTTGGGTATTGCCACCGATGATGTACTTGACTTTACCCGCGTCATGATCGACTTGGGCGAAGCAACAAACCTTTCCGCTGATGAAGCTGCCTCTGCACTTGCCAAATTTGCCAACATTACCGGAACGACCGCTGATGAATACTCCAAACTCGGCAGTACCATCGTTGACCTTGGCAATAACTTTGCCACAACAGAGCGCGATATTGTTGAGATGGCTACACGCCTTGCGTCTGCTGGTACAGTTGCCGGCTTGTCCGAACAGGATATCCTTGCATTGTCTACCGCAATGTCCTCGGTTGGCATCAACGCAGAGGCAGGCGGTACGGCAATGACCCAAACAATGACCGCAATAAGCAAGGCTGTGTCTGCTGGCGGTGATGATCTTGAAACATTCGCAAAGATCGCTGGTGTATCTGCTTCTGAATTCGCAGATATGTGGGGCAATGAACCGATAGACGCAATCAGTGCTTTCATCGGCGGGCTTGGGAAGATGAACGAAAATGGAGAGGACACAATCTCTGTATTGGATGAATTGGGGCTCTCCGGGATTCGCCAGTCAAATATGCTTCGTGCGTTAGCCCTTGCGTCAGATGTATTGGACGATGCTGTTACAACCGCAAATACTGCATGGGACGAAAATATCGCCCTCTCCAACGAGGCAAGCAAAAGATACGCAACGACCGAAAGCCAGATGAAAATACTCCGAAACGGGCTCAATAACTTGGCGATTTCCATCGGTGATATCCTGCTGCCGATTATCAATAAAATCGTCGCAGGGCTTCAAAACGCAATCGATTGGTTTTCAAACCTCGACGATGGGGTCAAAAAGACGATCCTTATTGTCGGCGGTCTTATTGCGGCAATCTCTCCTGTTGCTGGAATCATATCAGGCATAGCCGGAGCGATGAGCAAGCTGTCAGGCACGGTAATACCCGCCATTATTGAAGCGGCAACTAAAATGGGGCCGATTATTACAACCGTTGTAGAGGGAATTTCAAGCGGAATTGGGGCGGCAATAGGTTTTATTACAGAAACAGCTATCCCAGCCGTTATGAGCGCTGTGTCATCTGCGTTCACATTCATAACGGGAACTGTAATCCCTGGAATTGTAACGGGCATAACGACAGCTGTTAATTTTTTGATAGCCAACCCGATAGTTCTGATTATTTCCGCCATTGTAGGACTTGTTGCGCTGATTGCAACAAAGGGCGACGAGATACAGGCCATCCTCCAGCGTGTGGATGATTTCTTGCAGGGCGTATTTACGACGGATTGGTCGGAATCGTTTGGAGTATTGGGGGAAATCTTAAATTTCTTCTTCTCAACAGTAAAATCCATTTGGGATTCCATAAAGGCCGTTTTTGACGGTATTATCGATTTTGTTCGTGGCGTTTTTACTGGAGATTGGGAAAGAGCATGGAAAGGTGTGCAGGAAATCTTTAAGGGAATCTTTACGGCGCTTGTTGACATTGCAAAAGCGCCCATTAACGGCATCATTGCACTAATCAACATGGTCATTGACGCAATCAACTGGATGATAAACGGTCTGAATAAGATCCACTTTGATGTCCCTGACTGGGTTCCTGTTTTGGGCGGTAAGTCCCTCGGATTTAATATTCCGACCATCGGAAAAATTGCTTATCTTGCCAAGGGCGGTGTTTTGTCCTCCGGCAGCGCCATCGTCGGCGAAGCCGGGCCGGAGCTGCTTACCATGGCCGGTGGCCGTGCCCATGTTATGCCCCTCAACGGTGACGCAGGCCGTGGTGGAATTACCATCGAGATGAACAACACATTTAACGGCTACGATAACGCAGCCGGTGAAGCTGCCGCAAGGAACTTGGTACAGGCGGTCAACCGTGCGCTTGGGAGGGCTTACTGATGAGAAAATTTAAGCTCAAGAACGGTGTCGGAGCCGAATGGGATTTGATGGACAAAACGGCGTACTTCAATGCGCCGGGTGGATTAGGATTTGGCAAAACCTACTCTACCATCCAAGCCGGAAGCGCATGGCTGGTATCGGATGAATTCCTTAACCAGTATGCCGTGACAGGCGAAATGATATTCTTCGACTATTCCCGGTATCAGGCGTTTATTTCGTTCGTGACAAAAGGCCCGCTTTACCTGATGTATTCCCCGCTGGACACATGGTACAAAATCAAGTGCGAAGTGCAGTCTGCGGATAAGTCGGAGCTGAAATCCGGCTATTTGGCAGTACCGATTACATTCCTCTGCTTCGGGACTTGGCATGAAGCTGTTAATGTAACGCAAAGTCAAGCGCCAGACCAAGGGATTAAAAGGTATAGCTATACTTATCCTTATTATTACGCAGAAACAGCAACAGGAACTGCAAAAATAAGAAACGGGGATTTGGCATCACCGTGCAAGTTGCAAATCTTCGGCCCGGTCGTCAATCCTGCTTGGGCGCTTACAAAGGCCGGTGTTCGTGTTGCGGTTGGTAAGGTAACAGCTACCATACCGGAAGGGCATAAGCTCGTTGTTGACGCCGATCCATCCACGATGGAAATTGCAGAATATACCATCGAGGGGACATTTGTGCAAAACCTGTACCAGTCCAGCGACTTTTCGACCGGAAGATTTATCTATGCTCCGCCGGGAGAAAGCACTTTGACATTTTCGCACGACGGAACATCGGATATAACCGCATATGTGGAGGTGGAAAAACTTGCGTACTCTGTTTAAGTGTGAAGTGTTCGCTCGTGATTATACTTTCCGCAGCTTTGCGCCGATTGAAAGCCCGGAGATACAGTTTGACTACCTAACGGCGGAAAAAACCACTCTACGGGCGGTTAAAATCGATGCAAAGAAAGGCGATTTTATCAGCGTGACCGACCAAAACGGCGTTGTAGCCTATCAGGGGATCGTGGATGATGTCGAAACCGACAAAACAGGCGTGACCATCTCTGCACAGCCATTGATGGCGCTGTTTGATGTTGATGTGCATTTTGACCGCACCACATCCTCCAAAATAGAGCAGTTTATCGCCGGTATCATAACGGACAATTTCATTTCCTCCCATGATGCATTACAAAACATCACCGGCATGACGGTGGAAACGACCTCCGAGACCACCGGAGCGCTGAACCTCAAGGATAACATCCACGGCTTTTACGAGATCATTACCAAATCCTTTACAGCTTACGGCATAGCCATAAACATGGCCTTTGACCCGCAGAATAAGGCTATTACCGTTACGGTTGGAAAGGTAAGTGAAAGCGCTGTCATCGAAGCAAGCCTACAAGCCATTGTGGATAAAAATATTATCATTGGCGACAGCTCCGGCCAGCTGAACAAGGTGACCATCTACAACAAAGCGGATGAAACGCAGAATGTTACCTATTATCTGCACCCAAACGGAAAGGTTGACACCAACAATTCCGACCGGATTACGCCGGTATTCTTCGCAGCGCAGTTTTTGGAGACCGATGTGGACTTTGATACCGCAGCTTATCAAAAGGCATACGAAGCACTCACTCCGCAGCAGTATGACAACATGATTGAGCTGACTGCCCGAAACGACTGTGGCGTACTTGATACCTCGATGGCCATCGGCACAGAGGTTTTGGTCATTGATGGCGACAGTAGTTACAAATCTATCCTTACCGGCTATGCAAGGTCGCAGGATGTTACAAAAATGACCTTTGGCGTTGTCCGCGCCGATTTAACCAAAATCCTAATCCTTGAAAGGAGGGCAAACGCATGATAACGCTACTCCAATATAACGCATCTATTGTTACCCCTACCGATGATGCTTACCTGTATAATCACATCATCAACGACAGCGGTATATTTACCGGCGTGGAGGTAACAACACAGGGCGGAAACATCATCAATGTTTCGGATGGCCGCGGAATTATCCTCGGCCGAAACTTTGTGGTAGAAGCGCAGACCATCAATGCTACGCTCCCGACCAGCGGCTCCGTCCCCGGTCGATTGCTTATCCAAATTGACATGGCAAACACCGAAGCGCCGATTTCTTTTGTGACACAGGCGCAAGACCCGCTTCCGGCGCTGGTGCAGGAGGATATCAATGCAAGCGGTACTGTGTACCAGCTGCCGATAGCCACTTACACAGCCCAGCCCACAATGATCTCCGATTTGCAGTATGTAGCGCACACCATCAGCCCCGGTACTGTTGCGAGCTTTAACGGCCGCACCGGAGCGGTGACACCGCAAACCGGCGATTACACCGGCAGCCAAATCAAAATCCCCGGCTATAAGCAGGCAACCTCCAGACAAAATGTGACCAGCTCCGATACTGTTACACAGGCCATCGGTAAAATGGAGTACAAAATAAACCGCACTTTTGTGGTTAAGCAAATCTCCCTCCCTGCCGCATCGTGGATGGGCGCAGAAAGTCCGTACAGCCAAACCATCAGCGGGCTTGGGACTACTGCCAATAGCAAGGTGGATATCCAGATCGACACCGCCGTCTACAACACCATGGTTGATAGCGGAACCGGCGCTATCTATGTAGCGAACGACAACGGCACTATTACGGCCTATGCCTTGGGCGACAAGCCGACCGCGGATATTACCTTACAGGTAGCGATTTCGGAGGTGGTGAAAGGGTGAGCCTCGTCGGAAGATACACAACCCCAACCCACATTTTTACCGTCCCGTTTGATACCGGCACCATCTCAATGATTGCCGTTATCTACAAGCAGGGCGGCAATGTCGTACTTGTAAAAGACCTTGAGGATTGCACGCTTGGAGATAAAACCGTTTCCTGTACTCTTACAGAGGAGGAAACTTCACTTTTCAAACCAAACCCGCAGGTGCAAATACAGCTGCGGGTTGGTATTGGCAATGCGCGGCTTAACTCCAATATCCTCAATGTATCTGTAGCAGATGTCCTTAAAGATGGCCTTTTGGATGATATCGCGGGCGGTGATACAAAATGATTTTTCAGACTACATTCCAATTCTCTGAAAACCAGTTTCAAACCGCTTTTGCATCTCCGACATCTACTTTTGCAATTACATTCGGGAGCGTGGTTGGCGTAGCGGCGGAAGTCTATAAGGGCGAGTACACGGTTACCCCTTCTGTTACCGACCAACTGCTGTTGACAAAAGAAAAGATGATGAAAGACAATATGACCTTTATGGCGGTGCCAAAACAAATCGTAGATAACCCCTCCGGGGGCAAGACTGTAACTATAGGAGGCTAAAAATGGCTGACACTAAGTACAATTCCAAAATAATCTTTTATGGCGAAACCCTCATGGATTTGACCGGCGATACAGTTGATGCTGCAAGCCTGCTTAAAGGCAAGACAGCGCACGACAAGACCGGCGCTCCCATTACCGGCACCTGTCCGTATGATGCTGATACTTCTGACGCAACCGCTACTGCTGCGGAAATCCTTAATGGCAAAACCGCCTATGTGGACGGCGCTAAAGTGACCGGCACCATGCCGAACAAGGGCGCTGTAACCCTTTCCATTGTAGATAAATCCCCGGTGGCAATCCCGGCCGGTTATCACGATGGCTCCGGCTCTGCTGTCATCGACAGCACCGAAGCCGCAAAAATCATTGCCGGTAACATTAAATCCGGTGTGTCCATCCTTGGCGTAACAGGTGATTACGCCGGTGAGTTGACCAAGGGCCAGAAAAAGACCGTAACCCCGGCCAAAGCACAGTTTAGCGTCCTCCCCGATGATGGCTATGACTTCCTTTCTGAGGTAGTCGTAAACGGAGTGCCGATTGCTTATGCCGATAACCCCGCAGGAGGTCAGACCGTAACGATTGGAGCGTGATTTGAATGGCGGTAAACAAGGTGGAGTTCTACGGAAACACCCTCATTGATATTTCCGATACGACCGCCGAGGAAAGCGCTGTTGTGGCCGGTGAGGCCTTTTACAAGGCAGACGGCACAAGGGCGACAGGAACCGCCGACTACCAGCAGAAAATCACCACGCAAACCGTTTCTTTAAGTTCTTCATGGAGCGGCAGCGGCCCGTATTATCAAACGATACTTACGGGCCAAGCCGCCGGTCTCCAAGTCAACCTCAATCCCACTATTGACCAGCTGGCAGCACTCGCAGATGCTGGTGTTACCTCGATGGTGGCGGCAAATGAAAACGGAACGGTAAAGATATACGCAGCTGGTGCGGCTCCTGCGGCGATGAGCCTACAAATCACAAAGATTATGACTTATTAAGGAGGACAATAAAATGAGCGTAATTTACGGCAACCCAATCATTGCAGGTGGTGGCGGCCTTGAGCTCGTGGCAAATGTCGTTGACGGGGCAACCGTTACCGCTACCCTTGGCAGTAAGACTGTGACAGGCGTTTCTGTTGGTGGTCAGGCTCGGCTTAAAATACCGCAGGAGGGCAAGTGGACTGTTTCTGCAACAAACGGGACGATGGTATCTGCCCCGCAGGAAGTCAGTGTTCCTGCCACAGTTGACCTCGCATTACCTTCACATGTTCTGAACGATACAAGCTGGGCAATAATTAAGCAGATGTCTGACGCTGGCGAGGGTGCAAACTTCTGGGCTGTCGGCGACTGCAAGGAAGTGACCATGAACGGCAAAGTCTCTGATGGTCTTACTCTTACGAATTACACCACCTGGGTATTTATCATTGGTTTTAATCATAACGCCGAGCGTGAAGGCAACGGTATAGCATTTCAAGGATTTAAGGCAACAAAGAACGGAAAAGATGTGTGTCTTATAGACAGATTTTTCAACAGTTCTGTTCCATCAGGTAGCATAGCTTTAAGGATGAACGATTCTAGAACCACTGTTGGTGGATGGAAGTCCTGTAAAATGAGGACGATAGTGATGCCTCTTATCGAAGCTGCGCTTCCAAGTGACCTACAATCTGTACTAAAATCCACTACGATATACACAGATAATACAGGAAACGGAGTTGCCGGTGTCACTCCAACATCGACCGACGACAAAATATACATTCTGACACATTATGAAGTATTTGGCACTGTATCTCCAAATACTACAAATAAGGAAAGTTCTTATTGTAAACAATATGATTATTATGCAGCTGGTAATGATAAGCGCAAATATCGCAGTGATTTACTTGCGAATTCAGTATGGTGGCTTCTACGCTCTCCCAATATTCCAAATGGAGAGATGTTTAGAGCTGTTGATTATGCTGGTAATCCTGACGCATATTATGCGAATTCAAGTGCAGGTGTTGCTCCGTGCTTCAAGGTATAACATATGGATTACATTTGTTTTAACCGTTTTAAGCAAAAGGCTTTGTGCGGTGAAGTAAACATTCCGTATGGTACAAAACTTGATGAAACCAACGATGTAATCAGCCATTGTGGAAATCCCATTTGCTATACAAAAAGCCAAAACGCCTATGGCTATTTCGCAAGGAATGATGATGGTAAAGGCTTGGAGCGTGGGAAGCTGACAGCAGAAATAATTAAACTGCTTAATAACCGCAAAGACGGGAAGTACCAAGACCGATGGGATAGAATTTGGGATGATTTATCCTTGCTGAAATACAAACGCCCTGAACACGATGACTATTGGTTATGGAACTATGATTTTTTCAATGCTTCGATTGAGGAGCTGAACAGAATTAAATCCATGATACTGGAGGTGTGACAATGTATAAAATCAAGGCAGAAGGCAAGGAATACTATTCCGACACCTTGGTATATGTGAAGAAGGCTCCAAATGGATGCTATGTTCCTTGCTTGGCAGAGGAAGCGGAGTATGTTGTCGGAAAAGTACCCGAAGATACCATTTTTGAAAACGCAGAGGTAGAAAATTTCGATGGTGGTTCTATGGCATCCGATATGCAGGAAGCATTAAACATTATTGGGGTGAGCTAAATGGGTTATTATACCGAAAAAGCCAAAGAAGTAAAAGCAAAGCAGGATGCAGAGCTGGAACAGCTGAAAGCAGCTCTTCAAACCCTTGGCGTAGAAACCGAAGAAAAGGAGGAAACAGCCAATGCGGAATGACATTTTAGAGCAGGCACAGGAAATCCGGACGAGCATTGACAGCGTGACCGGCACCATGGCGGACGCTGATGCAGCAAAGAACCCCATGTTGTTCCTGCCATGGGAAACTGATACCAAGTATGCGGTAGGTGACCGCAGACGACACGATGGCAAGGTGTACAAGTGCTTGCAGGCTCACACCTCGCAGGTAGGCTGGGAACCCCCGGCTGTTCCTGCTCTGTGGGTAGTCGTCAATGTCAGTTCTCCCGGAACGATTGATGACCCCATCCCGGCATCGAAGGGCATGGAATACGAGTACGGCAAATACTACCTCGACCCGGAGGACAGCAAAACCTACCTCTGCAAGCGTTTGAATGAAACCGGGACTATCGTGCTGTATTACCTGCCGCATGAGCTTATAGGCCAGTATTTTGAGGAGGTAACCTAATGGATATTTTCCTCCCCAAAGATGTGCATGAAGAATTCGCCAGGCGCATGGAGGACGAAAACCGGCGGCAGAACCACCGGATTGACAACCTAGAAAACAGCGTGAAAGCCTTTGGCGAGATCGCCAACAGTGTAAACCGCTTGGCCACCAACATGGAGACCATGACAACCGAATTAAGCCGACAGGGCGAACGCCTTGAGACGCTGGAAAGAAAGCCGGGGGACAACTGGAACGCTGTCCTCCGGTCTATTTTAACTGGCATTGGCGCAGCTATTGCTGTTGCCGTTGTCGCTGTAATCGCCAATAACCTCGTAAAGTAAAGGAGAATGGAAATGAACGAATTTGTAACTTGGACTTCCCTTGGCACTTATGCTGGCGCTGTAATGATGGTCACAATCATCACCCAGTTTTTGAAGCAGACCCCTCTCAAGAACATCAACACCCAGCTGCTTGCTTACATCATCTCTGTGGCCATCCTCATCGGAGCCGAAGCCTTTAACGGCTCTGCTCTGACGGTACAGGGCGTGGTGCTGTGCCTGCTGAACGCTGTTATTGTCGCTTTGGCTGCTAATGGTACATATGACGCAGCCACCACCGGCATGGTGAAAAAGGTCAAAGAGGAGGAATTCCCTCTTGAGGAGGTGGTGAAAGATGCCTAAAGTGTATCTTTCCCCCGAACGCAGACCGGCTCCCCATGCTCCGTACTACGGCTTCCCTGGCGTGTACGAGCATGATGTGTGTGTAGAGATCGGCGCTTATTGCGCCGAGGCTCTCACCCGCTGCGGGTTTGATGTGATGGTCGCATCCCCCAACAAGACGATGCAGGAGCGAGTAGCCGAAAGCATCGCTTGGAAATCCAACCTCCATATGCCCATCCATACCAACGCAAGCACGGCCACCCTGAAAGAAGGGACTGCGCAGGGGCCGACTGTCCTGCGCTACGGCAGAGCCGGAGGCATCAGCGACCGGGCCTGTCAGATGGTCTACCGCAGACTGATGGAGATTTACCCCCGGAACACCCACCGAGGGGTCTATCAGAAGGACGAGTTTTACGAGATCGGCAGAACTCCCATGCTGTCGATCTATCCCGAAATCGCATTCCATGATAACGGGCAGGATGCTATTTGGATTGTGCAAAACAAAAAGCGCATTGCCGAGGCACTCTGCAAAGGTGTATGCGACTGGTTCGGCGTTGCCTACAAAGAGGAAGAAAAACCGCAGACAGATTATGATAAGCTGGACGCCGAGCTGGAAGACATCAAAGAAAAATACAGAACCGAACACGCCAGCGCGCAGGCGCTGCGTGGAAGAATTTTGGCAGCTATTGAGCAGTACGATACGGTGGCAAAATAACTCACTTTGCAACTCACTTTTGTTCCGAAAGCGAGTTTTTCATGCTTTTTTAAGCGGAATGAAAGCCGGAAAAACCGCTTGATTCCTACACTTTACGGCAATAACATAATTTTGCGTGTGGGTTCAAGTCCCATCTTCCGCACCAAAAAGAAAAAGACGCCTTTGGGCGTCTTTTTCTTTTTGGTGCGGTGGGGAGCACAGAGCCTGCGCAAAGGACCAGTCTGTGCCCTGATGAAACGCGAAAGACAACCCTGACGGTTTTCTTTCACACTATCTTTCCCTCCGAAGGCGCAGGCTTGTCCAGATATTACCGGCCGTCTTTTTCTTTTTGGTGCGGTGGGGAGCACAAAGCCTGCATAAAGAACCAGTCTGCCCCAGCTTAAATGCGGAATAGGCTATTTTCACCTGTTCGGTGAAAGAAAAATCTGATTAAATCAAAACAGAGGGGCCGCTCTCTCTTGCAGAGCAGCCCCTCTGTCCAAAACGACTACACCGGGTCGTTTTGTCCATTCACCCCCGGCAGAGCGCCCTTCGGAGAGCTATGGGGCCAATCTGTGTGGGATGCTTTCCGCAAAAATATCTAGCTGATATTTTTGAGCTAATGCACGAATGGTATTTCGCTCGCTGCGGCGAGCGACCGGTCTTTTGAAAAAGGCCGGCGCCAAAACTTTTTACATTTTTCCTCTCGCGCACGCGCGTGCACCCGCCCGTACCCGCGCGCTACATGCGTGTATATGTACGCGCGCATGGAATTTCAGTCCGGATTATGGGACTCATCATCTGCTACAATAAAACCGTGGAAAGCAGCCGGCAGCCCCTTATCCCAGGAGAGAAACCGAGAAGAAAACTGCCGCCGGTCAACCATTCCGGGCGGCCAGCAGCCCCGCCGCAAAGTCCCTTACCCGCTGCTTTTCCGCCGGGGTCAGCCGGGCCAGCAGCGCCCCCAGGCTCTCCCCACCCAGTCCGTCCTCCGCCGGGAGGGCGGGCTTTTCTATTTGCGGCGAATTGCCGCACAGCCAGTCCACTGTCACATTGTATTTTTCAGCGATCTCCCGCAGCTTTCCCCGGTAGGAGCCGCTCCGTCCGGCCCGCCAGTCGGCCACCACATTGCCGCTTTTGTAGCCAAGCGACCGGGCAAATTCCGCATCCGCCCCATGCCGATCCGGGATCAGGGATAGAATTCTTTGCAGCATAATATCCATATTCTCTCTCCTCATTTTGGCTAAATCTACAAAAACTCACAAATCGTGAGAAAACACTTGAAATCACGCAAAACATGAGTTACAATGGAAAGTGGGATCTTTCCCCAAACGCTCTGTTTTGTATGATTTTTCGCTTGTTCAAGCGGTTTCCATCTCTATCATACCGCAAAAAGCTGCCCTTGTCAAGTGTCTTTAATCCACATGAACATGAGCCTTTGGCACAGTCCCAGCCGGGGGAACGGCCTGCCGTGGCAGGGGGGAGCCGTCCCATCCGGCGAAAACCAAATGACCGGCGGAATGCCGGAGAGAGAAAACCGATGAAGTGCCGAATCAAAAGCCAAACGGACTTTGGCCGCCGCCTTGTCAACCGGGCTTTTGGCGCAGCTTCAGCCGGGGGAACGGCCTGCCGCGGCAGGGGGGAACCGTCCCACCCGGCGAAAACCAAATGACCGGCGGAATGCCGGAGAGAGAAAACCGATGAAGTGCCGAATCAAAAGCCAAACAGACTTTGGCCGCCGCCTTGTCAACCGGGCTTTTGGCGCAGCTTCAGCCGGGGGAACGGCCTGCCGCGGCAGGGGGGAGCCGTCCCATCCGGCAAAATCAAACGACCCGGCCACGAGGCCGGAGAGAGGAAACCGATGAAACACAACACGAAAAACCGAAAGGGGGCCGCCGCATGAGCACCGTCTATGCCAGCCCCATCTGGCTGGGGAGACCCCACTGCCCGGTGACAGTCACCACCGGGGCCGGGGCAGTCGTCACGGCCGCCCTGGGCAGCCTTACCCTGACCGCCACCGCCGATGCCAACGGCCTTTGCGCCATGAAGCTGCCCCGCCGGGGCCGCTGGAGCTTTACCGCTGTACTGGGGGGCAAAAAGGGCTTTGGTACGCTGGCGGTCCCGGGGCAGAGAAGTCTTTCCCTGCCGCTGTATTCCACCACCCTGGCGGAAAATTCCTGGGCCGAGATCGCCGCGGCGGCAGCGGCCGGGATAGCTGCCCGGCTGTGGTCGCCGGGGGATGTGAAAGAGCTGACCATCAGCGGCACGGCCGGCCTGCTCACCGTCACCGATCTGACCATTGGGGCCATTATCCTGGGCTTTGACCACAATGCCGCCCTGGAGGGCAGCGGCCGAATCCACTTCCAGCTGGCGCGCCTGGGGGCGACCCCGGTGGCCCTGGTGGATAAACGCCACGGCAGCTTCAGCGATCTGGCCGGGGCCTTTACCATGAACACCACCGCCACCAGTGAAGGCGGCTGGCAGGGCTGCCATATGCGGCAGGAGATCCTGGGCAGCGACAGCAGCGATGTGCTTGCCCCCAAGGAGGGGACGCTGCTGGCCCTGCTGCCGGAGGAACTGCGGGCGGTGATGAAGCCCTGCACCAAATACACCGATAACACCGGCAATTCCATGGAAGCCGCCGCGGTGACAGCCACCCAGGAGTGGCTGTTCCTGCTCTCGGAGTGGGAGTACTACGGGGCCCGCACCATGGCCAATGAGGGAGAGCAGAGCTTCCAGCAGCAGTATGCCTACTATGCCGCCGGCGGCAGCCCAGCCAAAATGCGCCACAACCGCACCACAGCTACGGCCCGGGATTGGTGCCGCAGCCCGGCGGCGGGGTGGGCCGGCTTTTGCCATGTGAACAAGGACGGCACTGCCTACTACGAGGCCCCGAATGCCGACCTGGGCATTGTACCGGCCTTTGTGCTGGGCGCATAAGATAGACTGGGAGGTGTGAACATGGATCAGGAGATCATAGTGGCGGGGCTGGCGCTGGTGGGCAGCCTGAGCGGCACCTATTTTGCCAACCGCCGGGCCACCGCCCTTATCGCCTACCGGCTGGAGCAGCTGGAAAAGAAGGTGAACCAACACAATTCCGTGATAGAACGGCAATATGAACTGGAGAAAAAATTTGCGGAGCACGAGCGGGACTATGCCGCTGCCTGCCGCCGCATAGAGGAGCTGGAGAAAGGAGCATGAGTATGAGTGAATTTGTAACCTGGGAGGCACTGGGCGGCTATGCCGGCGCGGTGATGATGGTGACCCTCATCACGCAGTTTTTGAAAGGGACGCCGCTGGGCAAATGGAGCAGCCAGCTGGTGGCCTATGTTATCGCCGTGGTGCTGCTGATCGGGGCGGAGATCTTTGGCGGACAGCCGGTGACGGTGCAGGGGGTGACCCTGTGCCTGCTGAATGCGGTCATTGTGGCGCTGGCGGCCAACGGGATGTACGATGCTGCCGCCAAAGGCAAAAAGACGGCGAGCTATCAGCATGAGGAGTAAAAGTAAAAAAGAGAACCCATGCAGGGTTCTCCGATTATTTGACAGGTCTGATTTCTAAAAGGCGCTCGATGGGAACATGGAGAGCTTGAGAAACATCCAGCAGCAGGCCGACCGTTGGTTTGCTGCTGGCGGTTTCTACCCGTTGAATATGTTGATGACTGTAACCAGTCATTTCGGCAAGTTGCAGTTGGGTGTACCCCGCTTCTTTACGGTAGCGCATGATGTTCAGCCCAATTTGCACATAGTCATTATAATGCTTATCCATATACACCACCTCTGCCTATTATTTTAGAGGTTTTTGATAATTATTTATCCAATCTAATATGATTAAATACTTAAATTAGATTGTATTTTCGTCAAATCTGCGATAGAATGTAAAAAGTGGGAGAGATAAATGATGATGGATAATAATTTTGAAAAGGCATTTGGTGAGTATCTGGACAGTGCGGAATACGACACAATTGCCAATGAATTGTTTGCCGCTACCCGCAATGCTTTTTTGGCGGGATGGATTGCCGCAGGAGGGAGTTTGCCGGCTTCCGGACATATCTTTGAGGTATATGGAGAAAAGAATGAACCTTAAAATTGAATGAAAACTTGCAAAATTTTGTATTGACAAATGAGGTGGCATGGCCTATAATAGCCACAAATAAAAAACCTGTGATCGAGAAGAGTAACCGGTCAGTTTTCGTTGATAGCGAGCCGCGGAGGGTGCAAGCGCGGTAACGGGAGGAGCGGCGAATGGACTCGTGAGGGCGGCCGAACACGCAGAGCATGCGCCAGTAGCAGCCGACGGGAAACCGGCCCCGTTATCCATCCCGGCTTACATCATGTGTGTAGGAACAGAGCGGATGCTGCAAAGCATCAATGACGGGTGGTACCGCAGAGCTGATTTTCAGTCCTGTCCCAAGAGTTTTTCTTGGGATGGGATTTTTTATTTTACCGGGAAAGGAGCGAGCGCGATGAAAGAGAGAATACTGCCGGGACGGCGATGGTGCCCGCCCCTGGAAAAACGAAATCAATAAAATCACTACTGACCATGAAAAGGAGATAACCCCATGAAAACCAACCTGAAAAAAGTTTTTGCCCTTATTTTTGCCGTAATGTTCGTATTCTGCTTTGCCGCCTGCGGCGAGAAAAAAGCCCCGGTCATCGGCATCAGCCAGTACGGCGAGCACGAAAGCCTGGATAACTGCCGGGAGGGCTTTCTGCAGGGGCTGAAGGACGCCGGCCTGGTGGAAGGCACCGACTATACCATCGACTACCAGAACGCCGGTTTTGATGATAACA